AATTGAACGGATTGTTCAAGCCAAGCAAGCCAGCAAACGCTTGATGCTCTACCTGATGTGATTGTAACCAGTCATCTAGGTTGTCTGTATTGGCATCAATCAGGGGGTAAGCAGGCACCACAATGCCCTGATCCATGAAAGTTTCGTAGAACAACTTGTGCTGCAAACCGTTCTCAAACAAAAACTCGCCTAGTGAGTCTTTATCACCAAATTTGACAATTGATAGGGCATCAAAATCCATTACTTGTCCACTTTGCTATCCAGATTGATGAATGACCTATCCATTAGAACATCACAAAAAATTTGTTAGTTGATGCGGCAGCATTCAACGCATATGTGATGATAATTACGCCTTGTGCGCCCGCAGAGCCTGCGCGGGTAGTTCCCGCTGCGTTTACTCCACCACCCCCACCACCAGCGCCATATAGGCCACCAGTAGAAATTCCTACAGAGTTTGCTCCGCCGCCTCCACCACCACCAGAGCCAACACCCAATATATCTACGCCATTACCACCAGATATGGTTACACTAGATGTTAACCCCCCGCTGCCGCCACCTACAGCGCCTCCAGTATCAGTTGTACCACCACCGACACTTGCTGAGTTATTACCACCAGTACCACCAGTAGCTGAAGAGGCATTACCACCTGCAGAACCACCACCATTACCACCACCGCCACCACCAGCAATATTTCCTGATGTTGCATTTGCAAAACCTATACCACCATTAGCGCCAGCACCATTTGGGCCTGCTGCACCACCGCCGCCACCCCCACCAGTTCCTAGCGTAGTTGTGCTTGTTGCCCCTGCGCCACCAGTACCACCAGCGCCACCACCAGTACCACCACCAGTTCCTCCAGTAGACGTAGGCGTAGTTGTTGCTTGTCCACCACCACCACCAGCAGCAGTAGATGCGCCAGAATTCCATGATGTAGTTCCACCGGCAGTACCATTTGTTCCTACTGCTCCACCAGAACCGGCAGAACCACATTGGTACGTTATAGAACCTGACAGAGTTTGATTGGTAAGTTTTGTATATCCCGCGCCGCCGCCACCACCACCACCCGCTCGATTAGCACCACTTACATAACCACCCGCGCCGCCGCCACCACCACCAATCAAGTGAACAGTTGACGTATATCCAGAAAATTCTGAGGGAACAGCATATGAAGTACTTGTTGTTGAAGTAAGCACCACAACGGCATTGGTTGCACGTTGCGTGGTAAACATTGCATAACCACTATTTGGCGCTGTTGTGATGATTGTTGAATTTGCGCCAATATACCAAGTATCAGATACGGGACTACCAATAGCATCGCGGATATTAAGATAATCAATACCCGTAAGGTATCCACCACCAGCTTTAGCCAGCGTATATGGAGTGCCAAAAGTAGAACTATTGAGCGTTACTACGTTTCCTGATGTTCCAGTGATAGACCAAGTTGTTACTGTAGTAGTAGTACTAGCCGTAAAAGTAATGGTGTACGCTACGGTCTTGGTGCTGGCAAGTTCACTGAATGTGTTTGAGCCAGATATTGTTAGAGTGTATATGCCAGTAGTGCCGCCAAGAGTCAGTTTGTTGTATGTAAGCCCACCACCAGAAAATGTTTTGGGAGCTGTACCACCAGCAGTAAAAATAATGTTTGCAGAACCTTTGTTAAAGGTCAGGTTAGTCGTCGTTGCTATATTCCAAGAAGAGGTGGTGCTTGCTAAACTCCAAGTACCAGAACCCATAGATAAGGTTCTTGTATTACTATTACTTGAGGCAAAATTACTAACAGTGACGTTGTATGTTGATGCGTCAAATGACCCATTGGTAAGTGTTAAGTTTAGCGTCCCGCCGCCAGATGTCATTAGCAGGTTGCTTCCTAATGTCCACCCGCCACCAACACCATTTAGAGTAATACCACCGGAAATGTTTATTCCGTTTGTATTAATTGTTTTGCCAGTTGTTGTAGCATTAAATGTTATTGTTCCGCTGGCGCTCCAAACAGTAGCGGCAACCAAAGACATGGAACCACTAACCGCAAGTGTTCCAGTGCTAGAAAAAGTAACCGTACCTGCTGATACCGTAATATCAAGACAAGTCAATGCGCCAGTCATCGTGACGGTATAAGTACCGGCTTGGTCAAAGAAAACAGAATCCGATGCGGTTGGTACAGACGCACCACCAGCACCACCTGATGACGTAGACCAGTTAGTAGTTGTTGTGGTATCCCACGTTCCAGTGCCACCAACCCAATAGCGGTTAGCCATTACGCTTCCGGATTGTCCATGTGTTCACGCCATTTTGCGTATTGCTCTTGCTGGCGCTTTTCAATCTGTTCCGGTGTGAGTGCGTCCCACTCTTCTTGGATCATCTCCCAAGTGTCCATATAAATGTATGTGCCATCACGCACCGTCCAAGAAAAACGGACAATCAACTGAGAGTCAGAATTGATGATTTCCATAACAGCCCCTTATGCCTGAGTAGTTACTGCAACAACATCCCAACGAGTGTTGGCTGAGTTGTAGATACAACCGATGTACACCATCTTTCCTGCCGTTGTGGTAGTAGGCAAGGTGGTTCCAATAACGGTATAAGTTGCGTTCCAAGAAACGGTTTGAGACACGCCGTTATCCAACAAACGAAGAATAAGTTTGTTGCCATCTACCGGAGTGCCTGTTGGCGCATTGATGGTGAGTGCTTGCGCTTGACCAGAAACCGCATACTGATCGTAAACGGCGATGTTAGGCGTGATACTCGCTACGTTGCTCTGAGCGTTTGCCCTCGGATCGACGCGACTGCCAGAAATGTTGACGTTACCAACCGAAGTAGTTGTATTGCCTAAGGTTAGCGTGGCGTTGCCAAGAGTGGTTGTGCTATTGCTCAGATAGCTGTTGGGGAAGGTTGCAGCAACAGACGTTATGTTTGCGTTTTGAAGAGTCAGGTTGCCTACAGTTGTGGTAGTGCCGCCAACCGATAGGGCCGCGTTTCCAAGAGTGATGTTTGCAATTGTGGCGTTTGATGCTGCGGTCAATTGACCTTGAGAATTAACGGTGAACGTAGCAACAGTAGTTGAATTGCCATAACTACCAGCAGTAACCGTAGTATTGGCAAGACTCACGGTGCCTGTGGTCGTGATTGGCCCACCAGTAAGACCCGTGCCGGTACTTACTTGAGTGACTGTTCCATTTCCACCGCCACCGCCAGATGCCGCTTGAACCGTCTTTAACATGACAACTCCTTACATACCATCACCTGGGGTTATATACACAACTGCGTTGCCGCTAGAAGTGATCCCCGTGAAATAAGCATTCGGAGCAAACGTCAAAATTTCATCCGTGCCAGGGAGCAACGGCAAAGATGTTTGAGTTGAACTCACAACCACCGCATTGTTGGACGCTTCGCTAGACGTTGAACCGTATCCAAGGAACACCACCACATTGCTACTGATGTTCAAAATCCGATACTGATTTCCGCCCAAACTGGTTGATACGGCTTGAACAGGAGTTGGTGCGCTAGTGCTTGCCGTGAACACCACGGTGTTGCCAAACTTGGTAAAAGCATTGGTACTCATGGTCTCCCCTTAAGCGTTGATTGCTTTGATGATTGCGTATCGAATGACAGGCTGTTCGGTCAAGCTGCCTGCGGACAGGTTGGTTATGGTGATGGTAAACAATCCTCCCGTCACGTTAGTAACGAACACACCATAAGCCCCAGCCGTGCCGCCAGAGACATGGTTCACAATCACCACATCTGTACCATCGACTGCTGAACAAGTGACCACAAAACTTGCTTCTGCTCCGGCAGCAAGTGCTGTGTTTGCAGTCGTGATGCTGCCGCAAATTTTATCAAGCGTAACACCAGTAGTTTTACTGGTTGCTTGAGTGACAAGTCCACCTGCGCCAGTTGTGTATCCAATACCATTGTTGGTATTAATCTTGACGGATGAAGCATTGGTCAAAGTGGCATTGGTCAAAGTCACGTTGCCAAAACTGGTTTGCGTACCGCCCAAAGAAACAGACGTATTGCCAATGGTGAACGAGGAGTTGGTCAACGAACTATTGGGCAACGTCACAGTATCGCCAAGATAAACTGTGGTTGATCCCAAAATTATGGGCGTGGAAAAATTGCTGTCCAGGTACGTTGTAGAAATGTTTCCTGTCAGATTGCCAAAGGTATACGGGACAGACATTAAAACCTCGCTCTCAATTCATGTTCGTAGTCAAAACCGTGCAGCACAAAATTTGGTGTGCTTGAGGTGACAGTCATGCCAATATACCGACCCCATTGGTCGGCGTTGCTACGGTACAAATAATATCCTGAACCACCCAACCAGTTAACTGTATTAAAACTGTAGTTTTGCCAAGTAACGGGTTGATTATTATAATTAACCCAATTTACTTGGTTTTGGAAGTTGATGGTAGGGCTTGAATTTTGTTCACTATCAACGGTTGCCGACATCGTTGCGCCCGTGTTAAACGTGGCCTCAATGCCAATCTTCAATGCTTGTTTGATACGAATTGGATCGGTCATAGGCATCAAAGCAGTTTTGATAGTGCTGCTAATAGCAACAGTATCATCATCGTACAATAGGTATGGAGTTGTTCCATCTGTACCTGCAAGGTAGATTTGACCTTTAGACGGCACAGAAGTTATCAACTTCAAAGAATTGCCTTGACTGGTAAAGAACCATTTTTTCTCAAAAAACACTGCTTGGATGTAACGATAGCTAGAAGTGTTGCTGTCGTAATATCGGATGTTAAAAGCAGCACACAAGATGTTGTTGAGCAACACTTGTCCCGCCGTAACCGTGGCGGTTGTAAAGTCAATGTTGGCAAAGATTCCGTCGAGCGCGTCAGAAATCTTGCTGGTGGTTGAACCGACCAGAGCGTACACACCATACTGGTTCATGAACATAACCGAACGGAAGTACGGGAAGATGGCGTAAGGCAACTTAGTGCCAACAGACGCGCTGACGTTGGTGTTCGTAAATAGCGTAGTGCCGGACGACGTTACGCGTACATCAGAGAACACGTTGATGCTGTCTTGACCAAAGATGTACAAGAAGTTGTTAGCTGATAGCAACTGGATGATGTTGCTGTGCAGGGTACTATCGGTAAGCGTTACTGCCCCTGCCGAGACGGACACAAAGTCGCTGAATGATCCGGCTGCGGAGTACAACACAGAGCGCCCCTGGGCTACCCACAATCGACCAGAAAACGTCTGAACAGCGGCCACGTTGTCTGTCGTGATAACAGCTTTAGCAGTAGCATTGCTACCGCCGCCACCTGCAATTGTGACTGTGATGTTGGCGTTGTTCGTATACCCAGTGCCAGGGTTGGTCATCACGATCTGGCTGACTTGATTGCCGCTCAAAATCGCAGTTGCGGCAGCATTAGCTCCACCACCACCAGAGATGGTGACGGTAATGTTTGACGAATTGGTGTACCCAGTGCCGCCATTCGTAACCAACACACTCACGGTGCCAGTCTTAAATGTTGTCAACGCAGCGACTGCGTTTGCGTTAGTGCCACCACCACCCGTAATTGTGACTGTGGGCGGCGAGGTGTAACCAGTTCCAGCTTCCGTAATTGTAATGCTTCCTACCGTGTTGCTTGATAGGGTGGCTACCGCCGTAGCTTGAGTGCCGCCAGTCTGGTTGGGCGCACTAAGAACTACCGCTGGTGTGCTGGTGTATCCAATTCCTTTGTTGGTCAACGCAATTGTTCCAACAGCGCCAATGCTTACTAAGTTTGCGCCATCCCAACTGTACAACCCTTTGGTCGGATCACCAATGATGACATTGGTGTTTTTCCACTGCGTCACATTGATGCCAGAGTTAGAGAACGTACCGGCAACCGCGACGTTGCCTTTGGTCAACGAACCAAAATCACTTACATCTAAGTACTCGCAACGTCCATCTGCCTCAAACGCAAGAACGTAGTCTTTGTTGTTGAGGTTGCACGAAAACACCTGGGTGATGGTATTTGCGGCAGTAACCGGCAAAGTGGTTGGGCCTGGTATGATTTTTAAGTTGGCGTAACCAACCGGCATGGCGTTCTCAAGCCATGCAAATTCACTTTCATCAATTGCTGTACGGTTGGCCTTAGTGTTGACGCCCTTAAAGTTTTGGACAACCTTATATGACTTTTTCTGTTCAGGAGAAGCGGCCATGATTGTCAGTATGGTGTGCTATAGGGGTTGGGCATCCGGCGGGTCATTGTACCCACTAGGACGTTCTGCACCTTCTTGATGTATTCCTGCTTGAAGATTTCTGATTCGCCGTAGGACTGCTCTTTGTATTTCGCCACGCTCGCAGCGTAGTAAGCAACGGGAGAAGTATAGGAATCGTCAATCGTTTCGTTGGGAGATGTGTTGGTCAATGTTGTAGGCATCAGCACCGTGTCCATCTCAATCGCGTAGTCCTGATCGGGAACAGGAGAAATGTAAAAAGAGCTAGGCCCATACATAGAGAAAGCAATTGGGCGACCAACATAGTTCTGCCAGAAACGAAGCTCTGCGTTGAACTGAGTCCACGGCAGATAGCGCAACGGAATGCGCGTGTTTCCCCAAATCAAGTTGATGTTTAAGATGTCCATCGTGAGATCAGATACGTTAGGAAGCGTACCAATTGAATACAACTCTTGATTAGTCGTGACGGTGGAAGTTTGATAACTACGAAGCGCTCCCGTGTCTCTGATGAGACGGTTCCGTGCTTCGTTAATGTAATCGGTTAATTCTGCGTCCGAATAAAAGTTGCCGTTTGCGTCATGCAACAATCTGCGAGTCTGCGTTATGTAATCAGACAGAGTGACGGTTGACGGCATTTGCGTTCTATATCAGGCGACTGCGCGGACGTTTCCCCCTGACCGCCGCGAAGCGGGCAGGGGTACTCTTTCCACGATGAGGGGAGCATCGTTCTTCTTGGGTGGCTCGGCTGAGATCAAGAACTTGTCGAGCAACGCGATTCCTTTCGGAATATCCGACTCG